TGGTCACACGTACTGCTTCTCCTGTGGACGCCGAAACGGCCCGGGACATTCAGATCAAGCTGAAGCTGGCAGCGGAGGCGCGGAAGCAGGGCAGGGCGGGGGACGCCGCGTACTGGCTGGGGAGAGCTCACGCATCCATGGAAGAGTTCAGGCAATTCCAAACCGACGACTGGACGAGTCAACGTGCAGGCTGTGGGGATATGAGCTCGGAGAATACCGCGGTGATCCTTGTCACATTGCCAACTATCGGGATGCTTCAGGCAGGCATGTAGCGCAGAAGATACGCCTGGCCGACAAGAAGTTCCACTTCACAGGGGACGCCAAGGAAGCCGGATTTTACGGAGAGTGGCTTTGGTCCAAGGGTAAGCGTCTGGTCATCTGCGAAGGTGAGATAGACGCTCTCTCCATGTCCCAGGTCATGGGCAACAAGTGGCCTGTGGTCAGCTTGCCCAATGGAGCTCAAGGCGCTGCACGCACCATAAAGAAGCGTTACGACTACCTACAGAACTTCGAGGAAGTAATCCTCATGTTCGACATGGATGAGCCGGGGCAAGCCGCTGCACGCGAGTGCGCCGAGCTTCTCCCGGTTGGCCGCGTCAAGATTGCTTCCCTTCCTCTCAAAGACGCCAACGAGATGTTGGTAGCCGGGAGAACGGAAGAGCTTATGCAGGCCTTCTGGAATGCCAAGCCCTATCGTCCTGATGGTCTCCTGACCACCAAGGACATGCGGGACAAGATTCTGGAGGCCGACGAGCGTGGTCTGGACTACCCCTTCTCGGGACTTAACGACAAGCTGGGGGGCATTCACAATGCCTCCCTGATCACTGTCACATCAGGCTCAGGGTTGGGCAAGACCACCTTCATGCGTGAGATTGCCTACCACCTCCACACAGCCCACCAGAAGAAGGTTGGGATGATCATGTTGGAGGAGACCACCAAGAGGACCGTGAGGTCACTGGTTGGTCTGCACCTTAACAAGCTCATTGAGTCTGATCTGTCCAACACATCCCGCGAGGAGATGACAGGGGCTTTCGATGAACTGTTCAAGGACAGGGACATCGCCCTGTACGACCACTTCGGCTCTACTGAGGTGGACAACATCATCTCCCGCATCCGGTACATGGCCCGCGCCATGGACTGCTCCCATGTCATCCTCGACCATCTGTCCATCCTCATCTCAGGGCTTCAGTCCGACGATGAGCGCAAGATGATCGACGTTGCCATGACCAAGCTCAGGACATTGGTGCAGGAGACGGGCATCACCATGTTCCTGGTAAGCCACCTCAAGCGGCCTTCAGGCGACAAGGGGCACGAAGACGGGGCTACGGTGGCACTCGGTCAACTGCGGGGCTCTCACGCCATCGCACAGCTGTCTGACGCCGTCATTGGGCTCCAGAAGCCCGACGAAGACCCCATGGGAGATGCCACAGAGCTTGTGGTCCTCAAGAACCGGGAGACCGGGGAGCGGGGAAGCGCTGGCATCCTTCACTACAACAGAACCACAGGGAGGCTCAGTGAAAGCGTCTTCTAGAGACATCCATAGAGCCATCATCCAGATGACCGAGAAGCTGGCACAGGCCCGTAAGGACCTCGCCGCCAATCCTTCACAAGCAAGAGCTCTCTACATCCAGAAGCTGGAGAGGGAGAGGATCAAATTGCAGAACCTCATAAAGCCAACCCAAGTTACGGGAAAATTGAATGAAGAACCCAAAGACACTGAAGCCCAACGTGGAGCAGATGGTCATCCAGGACTTACAGAAAACTGGGAAGAACTTGATGCTCGTACTAGACCGGGATACCCGGGGGGCGATGTCCTCGACTGGTGAGCGCAAGAGCGAGCTTATCGCATCCATCAACTGTAACCTCAGGTCCGTAGCAGCAATTAATGAAGTGCTGTTGTACTACGGAGATGCGGGACTTTTCGCGGAGAACATGTGATGGCTAATAAGCGAGAGCAGTACGAGCGCTTGAAAAAGGAGTTCAGATGAGCCGCTATATCTTCGACATCGAATGTAACGGCTTCCTCGCAAATGTCACCAAGCTCCACTCCTTAGTCCTCCTCGACGTGGACACAGGGGAGATGTTCTCCTACTACCACAACTTCGATGAAGGGCTTGTACAGATCGAACACGCTGAGGAGCTCATAGGGCACAACATCATCTCCTTTGATGTCCCGGTCCTGAAGAAGCTCTTCCCGAACCTACAGATCAATGCCAAGCTCACCGACACCCTGGTCCTAGCCCGCCTCATCCACTCCGACATCAAGACAGAGGACGGGCCTCGACTGGCCTCCAAGCAGATCGACGCCAAGCTCTACGGCTCCCACTCACTGGAAGCCTGGGGTCAGCGTCTAGGCTTCCACAAGGCCAAGTACGAAGGGGGATTCGACAACTGGTCCCCTGAGATGCAGTCCTACTGCGAACAGGACACCCGGGTTACCTTGGAGCTCCTGAGGCACCTGGCCCCCGACAAGTACCCCCAGCAGTCCCAGCCGCTAGAGCACCAGATGATGGCCCTATGTGCGGCCATGGAGCGCGAGGGGTGGCCCTTCGATGTCAAGAAGGGGCTGGAGCTCTACTCCGAGCTCTCAGGGCGCCGTGAGGCCATCAAGGCCGAGCTTATGGACCTCTTCCCGCCTTGGGAAGTCGTGGACCGCGTGGTGACCTACAAGCGGCCCAACAAGACCAAGGGTATCCTGGCAGGAGACACTGTCACCCACATGAAGACGGTGTACTTCAATCCCGGCAGTAGGCAGCACATCGCTCACTGTCTGAAGGCGAAGTACAATTGGTCACCTAAGGAGTTCACGGAGAATGGGCAGCCAAAGATTGACGATGAGGTCCTGAGTGGTCTTGTCTACCCCGAGGCCAAGAAGCTCTCTGAGTACTTCCTGACTGAGAAGCGCATTGGGCAACTTGCCGAGGGCGACAACGCTTGGCTCAAGCTGGAGCGCAACGGACGCATCCACGCCCGCTACAATCCTAATGGGACAGTGACGGGCCGCTCCACGCACTCTACGCCGAACATCGCTCAGGTGCCTTCTGTACGCAAGTCTAAGGACAAGGGCATCCTGTACGGACTGGAAGGCGGCTACGGCTTCGAATGCCGCTCGCTATTCCACGCTCCTGAGGGCATGACCATGGTTGGTGCCGACATGAGTGGTCTAGAGTTGCGCTGCCTTGCCCACTACATGGCCAAGCACGACGATGGAGAGTATGTCCGTGTCGTTACCGAAGGTGACGTGCACACCACGAACATGCAGGCCGCAGGCATTGAGTCCCGCGACCAAGCCAAGCGCTTCATCTATGCCTACCTCTATGGCGCTGCTGCTCCGAAGATTGCTGAAGTCCTTGGGTGCTCCAGGCGCCGTGCTGAGACTGTCATGGAGGACTTCGCTAAAGGCCTCCCAGCACTGGCACGCCTAAAGAGCGATGTGTCACTCCACGCCAAGACAGGGTTCATCCCTGCCATTGACGGGCGGAGGATTCCCATTCGCTCACCCCACGCCGCATTGAACAGCCTCCTCCAGAGCACAGGTGCTGTGCTTTGCAAGGCATGGCTGCTCGCTATCAACAATGACCTCCAAGCTCAAGGCCTCGAATGGGGCCGCGACTACTACTTCCTGGGCTGGATTCACGATGAGGTACAGATTGCAACACGCAAAGGCCTTGAAGCGCAAGTCGGTGAAACGGCCATCAGGATGGCAGCCAGAGTTGGCGAAGACTTCTCCTTCCGTTGCCCCCTCGCCGCAGAGTACCGCCAAGGTTCTAACTGGGCGGAAACCCATTGAAGCCAACATCTGCCGTGTCCTCACTGAGGCGTGGCAGAAAGGCTTCACCACCAAGTCGGACTTCGCACGCGAGTTCGCTGACTACACAGCCATTGCAGCTTGCATGGGCTGGATAACTACCCGCATCTTCCCACCGGACGTGTGGGGTTCAACTTGGCAAATCACATCAAAAGGCCTTATGGCCCTGGAAGAACTCTATGGCATCAACACCGAAGAAGAAGACACAGAGTAAGACACGTACTAGGTCCGTCAAGGTCAAGGAAGGCGACTTGGTCATGGTGACCTGGATGGATGCTTGTGCTGACATCGGGTGGGAAGATCACCGCGGTGCCAAGCTCAAGCCTGCTCATTGTAGGTCCATTGGCTGGGTAGGGAAATCGGATAGTGACTATCTGGTTGTCTACGCTGACCGGGCACATGACAACGAACAGGATCATGACAGTAACCGAAGGCTGGCCATTCCGGCTGGGTGGATCACAGGTATAAAGAAGGTGAGAGCATGACTGACATCACCCTCCCCCCCACGGAGAAAACATGACACCACACTTACTAATAGACGCCGACCTCCTGCTGTACAAAGCAGCTATCAGTGCCGAGTTCTCCTGTGACTGGGGAGGAGGCAATTGGGTACTGAGTGCCAACCTCAACCAGGCACAGGACGCCATCGAAGCCCGCGTCAACGGAATGAAGGAGTTCTTCGAGACTGACAATATAACCTTGGTTAGGTCAGACCGTGAGAACTTCAGGAAGCAGCTGTTCCCCGAGTACAAGGGGGACCGAGCAGATATCCGTAAGCCTATAATCTTCCCACAACTGGTGGACTGGATTGACGAGGAGATGGGTTGCATCTACTACGGCCAGCTTGAAGCCGACGATACGCTAGGCATCCTGCACACCAAGTCTCCTGACTCCGACACCATCATCATCTCCGAGGACAAGGACATGCTCACTGTCCCCGGTAAGCTGTACCGTGGCGGAGAGCTTTTGGATATCTCACCTGAGGATGCCAGACGCCACCACATGTTCCAGACGCTGACCGGAGATACCACAGACGGGTACAGTGGCTGTCCTGGGATTGGCCCTAAGACGGCTGATAAGCTGCTTG